AAGGTGCAACCGGTCAAGTTCTTGTTGGTACAACCGGTTCTGCACCAAGTTGGTCAACACTATCGGGTGTAGCAGTAACTACATTCCAGACAAGCTTGTCAGGTCTAACTCCACAGACAGCAACAGCCGGAGCAGTTACATTAGCAGGTACACTGGGCTTTGCAAGCGGCGGTACTGGACTATCAACTCTTGGTGCAGCCAATACAGTTCTTGGTGTTGATGCTGCCGGTACAGCACTTGAATATAAGACGGTTACAGCAGGTACGGCAATTTCTGTAGTGCATACCGCCGGTGTAATAACTATCAACAACACCGGTGTAACTGGATTCTCGTTGAATGACACATCAACAATACCAATCTATACTGTTACACCTACTACATCTTCTACTGGTGCAGTGGCGGCTACGATTGACCTAAATAGTCAGAATGCTAATTTAGTGTTCGCCGGTCCAGCAACAGGTGGCGCAGCAGAACCAACATTCCGCACATTGACAGCAGCGGATCTTGGAACAGCATTACAGCTTTACAAGGAAAATCCTTCAACACCTACAGCACCTGTTGCATCTGGCACAAATGCAGTAGCAATTGGCAGCGGCGCAACAGCATCTGCTACCGGTAGTTTTGCTGAAGGTGATGGAGCAAACGCAACTATCTTCGGACAGAAGGCATATGCCAACGGTAAGTTTACATCAGCAACAGCTTATGCACAACACGGTGTCTATATTCTAAGAAACGAATCAGCAAGTGCTACATATGTTGAACTATTCCTTGACGGTACAGCAGGAACACAAAGACTGGTTATGCCTAATAACTCAGTTTTTGTAGTCGATGTGTTGGTAGCAGGTGTTAGAAATGACGGAACATCAGCAGGTGCTGGATATAGATTTGTTGGCGTAGCCAAGAAGGATACAACATCCGGATCTATTACATTCATCGGAACGCCATCTAAGACAATTATCGGCGAAACAGTTAATGCATGGGATGCTAGAATTTCAGCAGATACAACAAACGGATCAATCTTGATCGAAGCTCGCGGCGCAGCAGCAACTCCTATCAATTGGGTTGCAACTGTTATGACATCTGAAGCATCGTTCTAATAGATTATTAGAAAATAAAAACAAACCCGCTTCGGCGGGTTTTGTTTTATCTATATGATGATAAATATAGTATTATGAAAGCAAGAGGCAAACACTAATGGATTTTGACTTCACGACAGAAACAATTACACCCGATGCCACAGGTATTTTAACTATTGCTGGAGCAGGCGGCGTCGAAATATCGGTAGGTACAACAGGTGAACGCCCATTATTGCCTATTGACGGCACAATAAGATACAACACCACTGATTCTAAATTTGAATTTTATCAGAATAGTGTCTGGATTAATATTCTTTCGTCGCCGCTAACAACTAAGGGTGATTTGTATACCCATAATGCAACTGTCGATGCTCGTTTACCAGTTGGCACAAGTGGATATTTTCTTAAAGCAAATCCTGCAACAGCTACCGGTTTAGAATGGGTTCAAAATCCAGCAATAACTTTAGCGTCCGTAGATGAGGAACCAACAGGTTTTCCAAATCGCGTAGATAGTGCTATTTCCTTTGATGCCGGAACTCGCATCTTTACAATTGAGCCAAATTCGCCAGCAACTCAATTTTCTGTTTATCAGCGTGGTGTAGAGTTTATTAAGACTGCTGCAGAAACTGTAACATTACCAAATACAACAGGTTTATATTTTATTTCATATGATGTAAACGGTGCGCTTCAATCTTCAACAACAAAATATGATTTGTCAGAACAGGCACCCGTGGCCCTGATCTATTGGAATGCTGTAGCAGGTTATGAAACTCTTTTCGGTGAAGAGAGACACGGTCTTACAATGGACTGGGCAACGCATTCTTATCTTCATGATACACGCGGAACACAATATGTTTCTGGATTTGCCGCAACCGATTACACAATCACAGGTGACGGAAATTCTAATTCTGATGCACAGGTGGGAATTCAGGGCGGTGTTATTGCCGATGAGGATATTTATCTAACGATCGTCGATGATCCTACACCGACAAATTCTTTCGAGCAGATTTTATCACCGATTGGTGAATATCCGGTTCTTTATAGGCAAGGCTCGGGCGGCGTATGGTACATAGATACTGCTACCTTATATCCATTAAAGATGGGTACAACTTATCCTACCTGGAACGAAGATAATGCCGGCACATGGTCAGCAACAGAAGTTGTACCTAATGCATTTATAGCAATGTTTCTATTGGCTACAAATGACCCACGACACCCTGTTGTGGCCGTTATGGGTCAAAACGAAAGTGTTAGTTTACCTAACGCCATTAGAGATAATACATTTTATGCTCTAGATTTAGGAACTATACCGTTTCTAGAATTTAGGCCCTTATATAGGTTAATTTTTGAAGTAAAATCTAATTTCGGTAATGCAGTAAAATCAAAACTTGTTGATCTAACAGACATTAGATTAGCGCCAACAATACAGATTGAACAAGCAACTGCTGTCGGTACGGTTATTTCAGTAGATGTATCCGGTGGTGCCACCGGATTAACTACTACCGGTGGCCCAATTACATCCTCTGGCACAATTACACTAGCAGGTACATTAGCTACAACAAATGGTGGTACGGGGCTAACATCAATCGGGACTGCGAATCAAGTCCTTGGTGTTAATACCGGGGCAACTGGGCTCGAATATAAAACAGTTACCGCCGGAACAGCCATCAGTGTTACTCCTTCTGCAGGTGCAATAACAATTGCTAATACCGGTGTTACATCGGCTATAGCGGGAACAGGTATTTCTGTATCTAGTGCAACCGGCGCGGTTACAATCGGTAATACAGGTGTTCTATCATTTAGTGCAGGAACGACTGGGTTAACTCCGAATACAGCAACTACGGGTGCTGTAACACTTGCTGGAATTTTGGCTTTAACCAATGGTGGTACAAACGCAAACTTGACAGCAGTTAATGGAGGTGCGGTTTACAGCACCGGATCTGCATTGGCTATTACCGCTGCAGGCACATCTGGCCAAGTATTGACATCTAACGGTGCTGCCGCACCGACTTGGCAAGCTGCGGCAGGTGCTTTACAACTCTATAAAGAAAATCCATCAACACCAACAGCACCATCTGCTACAGGTACAAATGCTGTAGCAATAATGTCGGGATCAGCAGCATCGGGCACAAATGCAATTGCAATTGGTGCAGGTACATCTGCTAATGTGAATAATATATTTGCATATGCAAACGGCAACTTTGCAACTGCTGGCGACGCACAAGATATTAGATTTACAGTTAGAAATACAACAACTGATGCAACAGTGACTACTCTCTTCATTGACGGTTCTTCACAAAGAATGATTTTACCTAATAACTCAGCCTGGATTGGTAGAATTAATCTCGTTGGCAGAAGAACAGACGCTACGGGTGGTTCTGCAACATTTGCATTTGATGTTGGTATTACACGAGATGCAACCGCGGCCACGACGGTATTGCAGGGATCGGCAAGGACAATTGTTTCAAGAACATCCGGCTCACTAACTGCAAGCGTTTCTGCAGATACAACAAACGGTGCCCTACAATTAGATGTGAGTGGACTGGCAGGCCAGACATTTAGGTGGGTGGCAACAGTAGAATTAACACAAGTAACCAACTGATAAATATTATATTAGATAATCGAGAACATAATGGATTTTGACAATAGTCTTGAAATAATTACGCCAACTAAGTCAACATCATTGACTATCAATGGCACGGGCGCTCTTTTTATTCCGTCTGGTACTGTTGCTGAGCGCCCAGTATCGCCACAGTCTGGATACGTCCGATTCAATACAACTGATACCGTACTTGAATATTATAACGGTGTAGCAGTTCAGTGGCAGACCTTCGGTAGTTCGAGCCTAAATTCACTTCTAAATGTGTCCGGTTCTGGCATGCTAGTGCAGACATCCCCGGGTGTTTATGCAGCAAGAACTATAACAGGAACAACAAACCGTGTTACCATAACAAATGGTGACGGAGTTGCCGGTAACCCGACATTAGATATTGCAGCAACATATGTCGGTCAATCAAGCATTACTACATTGGGGACTATTGGAACAGGTGTTTGGCAAGGTACGGCTGTTGGTGCCACATTTGGCGGCACGGGGCAGACGTCCTATGCTGTGGGTGATATTCTTTATGCGAATACCACTACCACTCTTGCCAAGCTTGCAGATGTTGCAACGGGCAATGCTTTAATATCTGGCGGCATTAATACAGCACCGAGTTGGGGTAAGATTGGACTTGCAACTCATGTTTCTGGAACGCTAGGTATTGCAAACGGCGGCACCGGGCTTACAACAACACCGACAAACGGACAATTGTTAATTGGTAATGGAACAGGTTACACACTATCAACTCTGACTGCCGGTACGAATATTTCTATTACTAATGGTTCGGGATCTATTACAATCTCGGCAACTGGCGGTAGCGGGACGGTAACCTCTGTTGCGGCAACAGGATCGACAGGGCTTACAGTCGGTGGTTCACCAATTATAACTGCCGGAACATTGACATTTACTCTCGACACCGGACTACAGAATTTATCTACATTTAATACGACAGGACTTCTTGTTGCAACAGGCATCGATACATGGGCATCGAGAACAATCACAGGCACTACAGATACCATTACTGTGACAAATGGTTCGGGGGTTGCTGGCAATCCAACGATTACAATAGCTGACAATCCTATATTACCTGGTACCGCCGGCATGGTATTGCCTGACGGAACAACCGGTGACCGCCCACTTACACCGGCACCTGGTACAGTTAGGTATAATACAACACTCGGGAAAACAGAAGTATTCCAGGACGGTGTATGGTATCAACTCGGAACAGTTACTCCGGGCGGCGTGGGTATTATTGCAGTATATACCGGGTTAATTCCGGCAACTTCAGGTACTTCTACAATTCCTTTTGACAACACCACGCCTACAGTAGCGGAAGGTACTGCAATTTGGTCGAGGACAATCTCAGCAACACAGACAACTTCGACAATGAAATTTACAGTACCATTTACTGTTGATTGCGGAACATCTAACCGTGTTGTAATTGCGTCTATGTTTAGAGATACCACTAACATAGGTTCTGCAGTTTGGTATGCGACTGGCGGCGGCCGCCCCACGACAATCACTTTATCTATATCGGATATACCAGGTACACTCTCACCAGTTACATATTCAATGCGTGCCGGCGTCGGCGCGGGCTCCGCCACATGGTATATAAATTCTACATCATCGGGAAATGACCTTGGTGGTGCGCTAGTATCAAGTTACGAAATTACAGAGGTAGGTTAATGTCTAGTATTCAAATTCCAAATTATCTTGATGTTATTGTCAGTAATTATCCATCTCTTACAATTAAGTGCGTGGGCTCGGCATCTATCTATGATAACTTAGAGGTAGAATCTGGCGGAAGCCTCCCTGATAAGTCTACACTTGATACTATTCTCTTACAAACAAAGAAAGATAGAATGTGGTTAGAAATTCAAGTAGAGCGTACACGTCGCCAAGCCGGCGGAGTATTTATTCAATCCATTAATAAGTGGTTCCACTCCGATCAAGCATCAAGAATTCAGCAACTTGGATTAGTAATGATGGGGCAAGGCATGCCTCAGAATATTAATTGGAAAACTATGGACGGAAGTTTTATTATAATGACTCCGGCAATTGCTTTATCTATTTTCAACGGTGCTGCAACTTTAGATATGACTGCGTTTGGTGTAGCAGAACAACATAGACAATACATGGAACAATCTCCTGCCCCTGAAAATTATAATTTTTCTGCATTCTGGCCTGCAATTTACGGAGAGTAAAATGAACTACACCTGGTATCAAAAAGTACAGATTTGGTTTATTAAGTTAATTGCTAAGATTAGTTGGAAGCAAAAAGATACTTTATTACAGCACGATGCCGAATACCTAATGGATAGATTCATTAATGATTACTATATTATCGCAACAAGAAGAAGTAATCAACTAACTACATTCTTTATCAATTTAGGACACTTTCTTCTAACCGGCAAGTGGGGATATTATAGTCATGTTCTAATGAACCTAGAAGATGAAGTTGCTGATAAATCTGATTTTAGATTTATAGAAGCTACGGGTGCGGGAACACACTATTCAACATTCGATCAAGTCTTTAACGGAGTAGATGCAGTAGCACTAGTAAAGCCTAGAAACATGTCGTTGAACGAGTGGACTGGTGCCTTAGATAGTGTAAAAGTACACCTAGGTAAACCTTACGATAATCTCTTTGATATAAAATCAGACCTTGAAATAAATTGTGTAGAACTTATTAGATTGGCATTGATTAATGTGCCCAACTACCACACTCGATTTCCGGAATTTGAAAAACTGGTTAATAAGAAGAAGAAATTAACTCCGCAGATGTTTCTTGATTGCTCCGACTTTGAAGTTGTTTATCAGATTAGGCGTCGTTAAGGTGCTGGCTTAAGATTAGATTAATCTTATCAACAGCCTTATTATTACAGAAACTTATCTTTGCACCTTGATGCATAGGTTTGGGCCACTGCCCTAAATCAATCCAGCAATACCCGCAACTTTCGGAATTTAGTTCCGGTACAAACTCGTCCTCAACGACACAAACAAATGAGAAATATTTAAAGTGTCTATCTTTGCTCTGATATACATCAAATGGGTAGATGCGTTCAATATCAGGCAGAAATCCCATTTCTTCAGTTAGCTCTCTTAGCAATGCTTCTTTTGGTTGCTCGCCGTCTTCCATCATTCCGCCCCAGAGTGACCAGCACATTGAATGTGTCTTATGAGGTGCGCGAAGATTAAGTAATATCCTTGAAGTTTTAATAGAAACAAAAAGCGTACCAACACCTACCTTGTTTGGTATAGGGTCATTCGTAGTTTGAGATAACTGTTCCATTTGGTGCCTGGATAATATTGTCGATTCTCCAGTACCCTTGGTTATAGGTTCCGTAGTACGTATACGTCCATTCACCGACTTCTGAATCGAACATATATTGCGACGAGTTACTGTTATTTATAACGTAATTTTTTCCAGTTGAGTTTTGTGAATCAAATATAACTACCCAATCAATGCCGTTAAATTCTATAACATCATTTGGATATGCAACAACAGTTTGGCCCCAGGGACTTGTTGGTACCATAGGTGGTATCGCCGGCTCTTCACCAGCACTATCCCGCGACGTTAACAGGTATCGTTGCCCCGCTACTGGCATTGGTAATCCGTTACCTGGAACTACTTCTTTTGGGTCAATAATAGCCGATATAGGTAAGATTGTGGTTGCAGGAAGAGTGTCGACATCGGGTGTAAAGAATAATACATTCTGCCTTGCAGGGTCCTGTTCAATTAAACCTATGATGTCAGAGTCGTCAACGTCAATGTTAGGGTCTAATTTTAGCCTAATACTGGTGATATTAGGGCTAATCTGTCCATACTTCTGTATCAGCTCTTGCCAGCTAAGTGACGGATCGATTTGCCCAAATTCATTTAGGAGAGTTATTTCATCACCTAAATTAGTCCTCTCTACCTTAATCTTATAGTTACCAACTGTTGTAATGATCTGTACAGGTATTCCCTGAAAGCAAGTTCTAAAGTAGTCGTATTCACCGTCAATGGTCGATTCAATAGCATCAACATCCGGGACGTAAAAGACATTCGTAACAATTTCAGCAATAAGAGTGCTTCTCTTAAGTTTAGCAGGTGGGTTAATCCAGATTGGTACTTTAAATTTAAAGCTCATCACATCGCGTTCTTGTTCTCCACCTTGCGGGATAGATCGATTAGTAAATGTAAAATCTTCTAGCCATACTTCGAAGATACTTGTCCAATCTAGCAGATTACTATTCTGTTGCAATTGAATCGACGGGTTAAAAATGATACCAATCTGTTCAAATAGCTGAAGCTTCGTTGTGACGTTTGTTGTCCATACGTCGAGCTTTAGGTATAAATCGTACGGAACAGGCATATATCTTTCAACCTCTTGTCTTACTCCTGGATCGCTTCCATATGCTTGTGTGGCTGCATTATACTTTCTCTCAATTGTTGATACCTTACCGACATATTGAGTATCTTGCCTTCTTTCTGGGGACATCTTTATACTATCGATATATGCACTGAACATAGGTGCTGGCATCATTGTGTTTTCACTGGCACCCTTGATAAGTTGTGCGACCATCCACGATGGATCACCATACATAATTGGTACTCGTTGAATCGTGTAAAGCCCGTTGGCGTCAGGGCCGTTTCTAACTTTTATATCAGAGAAAATTCTCATAAATTGTACGAGATAGCGCCTTACCTGGCCGTCAAAAAAGAAATCCATTAGATTGATGCCTTATTAGTTTGGTTTAGTCTTAGCACGTTCGTCGGCGATAGCAGATCTTGCAGCCTCTGCGGCAGTAACTTGCGTCTTGCGTTCTGAATAGAGATCGACCTTCTGCTTAACAACCTGTGATATAGCTTGTTTTTCGGGAACAATTGTTCCGTCTGACAGAATTGTATCTTTGTTGTTATCAATAAAGGTGTCTAATACACGGTTATATGCAGTCCAATGTTTCAATACATCTACCTCAATTAATCTATAGCAGTTACCTTGTTTCTGAAATAATCTCTCTGGATAGTAATCTATGCGCAGGTAATATTGCCCATCTTGCATACCTGGAGGAAAACTCACACCCGCACCAACTAATGGGCCGCCGGGTACTAAATTGTCTGCATTATTAGTCGAAAGGTTAGGCGGAGATCCATCCCCGCTGTAGTAGTTACTGCCGATAATAGGGTAACCCTTTTCATCAAGGTAGATATAAAGATTTGCACTTTCAAAGAACTTAGGATCGAAGAATGCATTCCTTTCTGCCTCTCTGACAATCTCGTCTGTTATACCAATAATCTTACAGAACAGATCCAGCGAGTTAGTAATATTTGGATTGCATCCAAGCCCCGGATCACCGTTCTTATCAGCAGTTTCTGTAAATCCGTCGGGCATTATACCGATACCTTGCCCTACACCACCAGCAGTCTGCCCAGTTGCAGCATGATCGAGTATTTCTGTAAATTCAACAGAGGCAGTCATTAATTTTGCTCTTACAAGCCATATGTGCGGGAACCACTTCTGACCATAGCCGCCGGCAGCATATAATGCGTCCTGTACAACATAGTATCGATTAATACCGACTGCATTATCAAAAATAGGCACATCTCTCATACTTGGAAATTCTAATACATCACCTGCAATAAGCTTTCTGCCTAGAGCATCTACCATATCGTTATAATGAAATTGTATACGAATAACGTCGGAGCTTAAAAATATACCAAATTGCGATAAATCAAAGTTCACATCTTGTGGAACATGGTGCCCTCTGAGCTCGATTACATTGGGGTTATATTTTCTATTGTCATTTGTAAGAAATAAGACATCCTGTATAGTTGTAAGAGATGTATCTGTGCTGCCATCTGGGCCGATTGTAGGTCCTTCATACATATGAATAAGAATACCATCACCGGCAATTCTGAAATTTTCCCCAATGGTACGATCGGTGAAATTAAAATCCTGACCTTTAACCGGGTTCCATAAACTAATGCGTGGCATACTTTGTCCTCTTTTATTATTTATCTGATAAATAACTATAAGCAAAGACTGATACAAGAGTATTAGACAGGATAATACCTGAACAGGAGCAAGTATGTCAATCACCATCAACGCCAAGGGCACCAGTGTATCTTCGTTTACAGTAGGACGGCTGGGAACTGTAATTACTCAATCGGGTACTATTTCTCCACCGGCAGCAAGTGACCTTATTATAGGTTTAGATGAAGACCAGAGTCTTGTAGTAGATGCAGGAAACTTGGGCCCTGCCCTTATAACAGCATCAGGGGGACAAGATTTACATATTAATCCAGCGGTCGGTGGCGGCCAATATCTGCTGCTAAATGCCACTAGGTGGCCTACTACCGCAGGTGGCAATGGGCAAACATTAGTAAGTAATGGATCGGGTATTCTTTCTTGGCAGAGTGTTACTGGTACAGGCACCGTAACATCTGTAGCAGTTACAGGCAATAATGGAATAAGTGTTTCGGGAAGTCCTATAACAGACGATGGAACATTTACTCTCGGTCTCGGTAATATAACGCCGACAAGCGTAGATACAGATAGTCTTCTGGTATCGGCATCTACAGGTAACACTGCCGCAACTATAACAGGAGTGGAGCACGGAGACCTACAAATAAATGCTGGTGTAGGATTTAATGCTACAGTTCAGTTGGTCGGTGATGGCAATACTCCATGGACCAATTCTTTTGAATTACAGCAGGCATCGTATGGTGTATTACTAAATCAGAGAGATGCTCAACCGTTAATTTTCTTAACAACGAATGTCGAGGCAGGAAGATTTACAGCCGCCGGATTCCTCGGAGTTAATACAGATTCACCTGCCTCGAGGTTAGATACCAGAATAGGATCGGGGGATGCAACAGTAATTCCGACCAATACTACATTAAACGATAATACCGCAACTGTAGCACGATTTTCAGCTAAAACAGATGCAGGTTCAATCTCAGCAGGTGTTGGTATAGGAATAGCCCTTTCGGGTGTGCCAAATAGTGGCGAATCATTTTTAGTTTCTACACATCCAACAACAGATAAAACCACTGGTGATTTTGCAATATGGACTACCGCCAGTGGAACGGCATCGGAAAAGATTAGGGTTAGTAGCACCGGGGCAATAGGATTGACTGGTGCAAACTACGGAACAACAGGCCAAGTATTAACATCAAACGGTACTGGTTCTCCGCCGACATGGGAGGACACAGCGTCTACTGAAGTAACACTTACAGGAGATGTTACCGGTTCCGGTACAGGTAGTTTTGCAACTACTCTTGCGAACACATCGGTAACGCCCGGGTCCTACACGAATGCAGATATTACCGTTGATGCTAAAGGCAGGATTACGGCAGCGGCCAATGGGTCATCCGGCGGTTCTGTTGCAGGATCCAATACCCAAATTCAATTTAATGATGCCGGCGTCTTCGGAGCCGATGCCGGGTTATCCTGGGACAAAACTACCAATACAATGTTACTCGGCGAAAGCGGAACAGCAGGTGTTATTAGTGCTACACCGGTAGCAGGTGTTTCAATGGGGCTTACCGTTCGAGCGGCCACTGCCCCCAGTGGTACTGCTGCCGGTGGAGTTCTTACATTACGATCTGGAGACGGTTTCGGGACAAATGTCGCAGGAGGCAACGTAGCAATTAGTGCAGGAGCTAATACCGGCTCGGGCGTAGCTGGTGCAGTTTCGATATTAGCTGGTAGTTCCGGATCAACCGGTAATGGGGGGGCAATTTCTGTTACTGGTGGTAATAGTGCTGCCGGAACCGGCGGCAGCCTTACATTTACAGGCGGGAGTTCGTTTGGTTCAAGTCAAGCAGGGATTATCTCTCTGATTGCAGGAACCGTAGGAAGTGGTACAGCTGGTGGATATATTCGTATGACCACCGGTACAACAGCATCGACAGAACGATTTCGTATATTAGCAAACGGTGCATGGTCGGTAGGTTCTGCAGGTACCAATACAGGAACTGCCGGCCAGGTATTAACATCAAATGGATCAGCGGCAGTTCCTACTTGGTCTGCGGCGCCTGCACCTGCAGGTTCTGCTGATACTATACCGTATTACAATGCGTCTGCCGTATATACAACTGGAAGTGGACTAACTTACACGTCATCGACTGCGGTAATGACTATGGGTTCAGAGAGTTTTACAATTAGTGCCGGCGCCGGCACACACGGCATAGTCGGTGGTTCAAGCGCCAGTAACTCTCGCCCAGTTGAAATACGTGCTAGTGCAGCAACATCTGGAACAGCTACCGGCGGATCTGCTAGCATTATTGCAGCGGCCGGGTTTGCTTTATCCGATCCTGGCGGCCCAGTTAATATTACCGCCGGTGCAGGCGCAGCAGCAGGGTCCGGCGGTACGATTAACCTTACGCCAGGCGCCGGCGGCGCCGGCGTAAATGGAGTTATAGCATTTAATAAATCATATACAGAGGAAAGAGTAGCTGTTACCTCCTCTGCGTCAACTACATTAAATTGTTCTAACGGAAACATATTTGCTATTAATCTTACGACAAGTATTTCGACACTTACCTTATCCAATGTACCATCATCGGGCCGCGTCTATAATATGACACTGATTATTACACAAGGCGGCACCCGAACCATTACGTGGCCTGGTGCAGTTAAATGGCCCGGCGGCGTCGCACCAACTTTAACCGCCACTGCTGCCAAGGTAGATATCCTAACTCTAGTAACAGACGATGGCGGAACCAATTGGTATGGTTTAGTTGCCGGTCAGAACTATTAAGGATTGATATATGTTTGCAGTAAGATCCTTAACAAATGTTAATTCGCAGGTGCTTGATTTGGCATTT